CTCTCCTCTCTCATGCGTTGGAATTTACCAGCGCCCCTGGGAGGGCTCCTCTTCGTCCTCCCCCTGGTTACGAACAGGAGGAAGACGCAGATGCCGACGCCACGAAGGCGGGTCCGTCGACGTACGAACTTGGTTATCAATAAGCCTGTTCAGCTAGATATCTATACTCTAGCTGACGAGTTTCTTGATAGTCAGTCCGCGGCCGTTGACAACTACACGTATTACGAATTTTTCGATGATACGGTAGGGAGTCTCGTGCCGGGCTCCTCGGGAGAGAAGCCTATCAACGGATGCTTTCACGAGAAACATCGCTGGATTTTCCAAAAGGATTATCCAGACTGGGTAGACTTTAACAGAGTGGATGGTAATCCATATCCGTTTCCGTCTCACCCTGATGTTACTACGGCGTTGGTGCCGGATCTTCCGCAAGCAACCCTTAGGTCTTTGGCTTTGGACGCTTATAATGAGTTCCATAGCCAAATGCCCACAGTTGTTAGCATAGCTAACTTCTTGTGGGAACTTCGTGAAATGAAGGATCTTATCCCAAAGATCACGAAGAACCTGTTGGGTTCGGCGAACGGGGCTTTCCTTGGCTACCAATTTGGGTGGAAACCCTTCTTGGATGACCTTGGGAAGCTTGGTAAGCTTTCCTCAGCTGTCCAAAAGAGACTTAAGTTTCTTAAGGATAACTACGGGAAGCGAACTCGTATTCATTTCTATCGTTCTCTGGACACGCTTAATTCCGTGTATCCAAGTGGTTGGAATACCCCTTGGGGCACGGCTTTAATCGGCCAGATGATAGAAATCCCGAATACGATCCAAGGCGAAGTTTTCTTTACCGAAAACATGCACCTGTACGGCCGTCCGACCGAAATCCGTCAGAGTTTTCGAGCTTCTGGTTATCTTTACCAGAAGTTAGAAGGTCTCGATGGTGCTCTGTCAGACCTTGCGGCATTCTCTGCAGCGTTGGGTCTTAACAACCCTGCGAAGATTATATGGAATGCAATTCCATATAGTTTTGTCGCAGATTGGTTTGTTAAGATATCTCCCAAGCTAGACACTTGGCAAACACAACCGTTCGACGGCGTTTGGCAAGTGACCAACGTATCATCGTCTGTAACGACGGTGGCTACGGTGGACTTCTTCGCACATCCATGGCCGGAATACGGAAATCCGTTAATCCACTGTGGACGTGTGCAGGCAGAGAAGTATATCCGGTACATTGGGCTTCCGGTTGCGGTCGATGCAATCGACCTCAATCCGTTAGACGCCAATCGGCAGATGCTACTTGGTAGTTTGCTGTTTCAACGCAGCAAGCTAAGTAGGTAGCTTTTCGACAAAGGAGCTTTCAAATGGCTTTCGACGCAGCTGTGGTTGTGGACGATGCTTCGGGCGACGATGTCACGTATAACCTGACGGCCACTGGGCCGACTGGTACTACGCGTCTCGACGCCGCGACCACTCTTGCCGCACCGGGCGTGATGAAAATCTCGCATTCGGTTACTGGCAAGGGTAAGGCCGCAGTCGATAGGCATCTCGTGCAATTTGCACGAACGCTTACCGACTCTACTTCGGAGGCTACTCTGGTTTGTAATTTTACACTCCAGGTGCCCCGAAACACGTTGATCACGGAGCAGATCGTCTTCGATCAGGTCGCCAATTGTTTGGACTTCCTGATGGCTGGCGGTCTGTCTACGTTGACAACTACCAACGTCCAAAAGCTGATCCGAGGCGAGTCATAGTTCTCTGGGGCAATTGCCCATTGTTCTAGAGAACCGGAAACGTTGGCCCTCGGGTCGACGCCACTCTCCTCCCAGTGACCACGGAAACCCGTCGAAAGCTAGTCTGAGGCCCTGGAGGTACTACCCTGTCGAAGGACAAGGTTCTCCGGAAGAGCCAGGTTGACTTTTACGTCAGCCTTGTCGAGAAGCTCATGTCGGGTTCTGGGCAATTCCAACCACGTGAGTTAAAGTCCATCCAACGTGACGTGGGGACAATGAAGTCTCGCGTCTCGTCGGAAGGCCTCTCCTTCCTCACCAAGAGTCTTCCCAAGCTTGGGAAAGCTCTTGATGAGGCTTTGGTGAGTCGACGACTCTGCGTGCCTCAGGGGTTTCCTTTGGAAAGGAAATCCGGTGAAGCATGTAATAGACCTGCTTTTATGCAGGTATATTTCAGTCGTCTCTTTGACTCGGGTGGTTGCCTCCTGGATTCAGCAAGTCCTGCGGACGTTGCTCACGTTCGTCAGGTCTGCTATGCAGCGTACAAGCTGGAGCTTGAGTATACCAGTTCTCAACAAGAAAGAGTTATCTCTAACTTTGTTGATACTGAACTCGAGCTCCAGCGCCACGAGATCTCGGAGCGCGAGAGACTTCTTGTTTCTCGTTGCTCTGAAATCGCGTTGCGTGTCTTCAAAGGGTTCGACCCTTTAGACATCCGTCCGCGGCATGGGCCAGGAGCAGTGGCTACTGGTGAGAAGGGATCGCAGAAGATGCGCTTCGCGCGAATCTACGATCACCTACACCGGGTGTACTCCTTCCAAGATTATTTCTTGGTTGGAGGGGTTCGAGAGCTCTGGGATCGATTGGACTGGTACCGCCAGTTGCAATTCCACGAAAGTGGAATGGCTAAGGTGGTTCTAGTTCCAAAAGATTCTCGTGGTCCGCGACTTATTTCCTGTGAGCCACTAGAATATCAGTGGATTCAGCAGGGTTTAGGTCGGAAGTTTGCCGACCATTTGGAAGCCCATTGGCTTACTCGTGGTCAGGTTAACTTCAGGGATCAAGGGGTCAATCAGCGTTTAGCTCTTTCCGCATCGATAGATGGGGAATTTGCGACGCTTGACCTCAAAGATGCCTCTGACAGAGTCTCTTTGTCTCTTGTACAGCGAGTATTTTCCAAAATACCCGCTCTACTAGAGGCATTGGAGGCTTGCCGCACGACGGCGACGAAACTCCCCGACGGGAGGATAATCAAGCTCAGTAAATTCGCTCCCATGGGTTCAGCTTTGTGCTTTCCCATTGAAGCGTTCATTTTCTGGTGCTTGATCGTCGCTGCTATTGAGCAGTCGACTCGGCTCCCACTGTCGTATGTTGCGCGGCGTGTGTTCGTTTACGGGGACGACATAGTCGTTCCCACAAGCTGGCACAAGGTCGCTATCAGCGCTCTTCAGCGTGTTGGCTTGGTCGTCAACGCGCAGAAGTGCTGCACCTCTGGGGCATTTCGGGAGAGTTGTGGCGTTGATGCCTTTAAGGGCGTCAAAGTCACTCCCTCCCGAATACGAAAGAGGTGGACCCGTCGCGCGAGTGATGGGGCTTGCCTCATGTCGTATTCTTCCCTCGCCAATGACTTGGCTGAGAAAGGATACAAACATGCTGCGGCGTATATTCGGGCCGAACTCGCTAAGACGTATGGAAAACTTCCTTACGGTACTTCGCGAAGTTCATACCCTTGTATCCGCCTTGACTCTGTTCGGGAAGTCCATGAGCGAAATATCGCACAGGGAATCCCTTACAGGGTCAGCAAGCGCTACCAACGAACCGAGTTCCAAGTCTTAAGAGTCGTAACTCGAAAGACACCGACGGATCTCGATAGTTGGCCTAGACTTCTCCGAGACTTAAGTCTCGGTCGAGTCGAGGACCCCACTCGGGAGGTTCTACCACGTTCC